CGACAGATGAAGGGAACGTAATCAAGAAGTTCTCAAACAAGCCAAGGACACACAAGGAGATGTTTGAGAGAGTGTTGCTTGCCAAGAACAAGCAAGAGTCTGAGACTGGGAGTCGGCAGTTCATACTTCAAGTGACAGAGGACAAGACCAAGTTCTCTGAAGAGGATGCTGTCGGGAAGTTCAGGCCGATGCTGGAAGAGATGGTCTTGGTAGATGAGAGACTGACAACCATGGCCTGCCAGGTCCTTGATAAGGTGAAGGGAAGGAAAGTTCGCATGTTAAAGATACCCGAGTGCAGACACGGAAGAACATGCCCTAACGAGGAGTGTGAGAGGAGGAACTTTGAGAGTAGATTTGCAGACAAGATGATCACAGACAAGATCATAAGAGTTGATTCAGGTTGGATGCAAGGATTTCTAAACCATGCTGGCACCTATGCACAGCACTTGGCTTCTATCGTGATCAAGTACCTATGGCCTATGCTGAAAGATGGGCTCATACAAGAAGGGGTGCTCACAGACGAGTGCACTAGCAAGAATTTCATAGAGGATATTTACCACTCTGATGACAGCCAATCGATCGCATCGTTTCACTGCCTTAAGGAGGCACAGTGCTACAGTCAGCTCAGAGTGAGGGTATGCCAGATGCTCTCTCTACACACAAACATAAAGAAGTCCTTCATTGCAGTGATTGGGGAAGTGCTGTCAAACTACAATGCAAATGGCTCTGTACATGTGCCCGCAATGAAAGCTCTGCTATCATACACACAGATAATATCAGGGATCAATCCAGTGATAGACACTCAGAGTGCTATCAGCTCAATACAGACATTTGCTAGAGACGGAACATCTATGGGAGTACTTGCTGTCTTGCGGTCAGTGTACAAGCACTCAATCGACGAGACATACAATCTACACAGACAAAACAAGTCAATATACAGGAGATCATGGCTACCGCTAGACCTTCCAGGCGGGTGGCCAGATTGCCTCACTGCAGACCTAGCTATGAACGGAAGTAAAGCACACGTGGGCAGGCTGCTAAAGAGGTACACGGTTATGTCACCAGAGAGGGAGTATGTTCTGAAAATGACAGCAC